TACTTGCCGTGCATGATCGTTGAAAGGAAATCAACATGAAACTTAACATAAACAAAACTAGCACGACTGTCATGATGTCAGACAATAGTGAGTACAAGGGCAGTGCGGGTGAACCCTACCGTTGCGCTTCTGTGGCTGACACTTATGGTCGTGGCAAGCCTACTCGCACCAATCCTATGGGCTTCATGGGTATGCAGTGTTTCTCGGGTTCGCCTGACCAGAAGAAGTCGCCAACATCAAAGCCGGGCAACGCTGGCGGTAAAAGGATCATCTAATGGCTAACAATATTGCTTTTCAAGAGATGGGCAAAACGGTGCGGATCAACGTCGCCACCACCGCTAATACGATAGCCATAACAGCCGATTCTCCGTGCAACCAACTTCGTATTCATAATGGCACAGCAGGAGAAGTGTTTATTCGTTGCGGAACAACGGCAACAAGCAATGCAGCTATTCCTGTAGCTGGCACGCCTAATTACGGCACGGTTTTGCATAACAATTCAACGGTAATTTTTACATCGCCTCGCGCACCAACCCCTGAAGGCGGCTATGTATTTTATGTCTCTGCGATTGTGGCTTCGGGTACGGCGACTGTATATGTCACACCGGGTGAGGGTTTGTAATTAGTAGCAAATAACTCGGCGTTCCTTTTATCATTATGACTGCACAACAGGTTAGATAAATCAGAGGGGCTGTGCGAGGATGAAATGATTGTTGAAATATCAACAGCCATTGCTCTAATAAAAGGTGCAAAGGCTGCATTTGATGTAGCAAAAGATGCTTTTGATGAAATAAGAGAGTGTGCTGAAGCTGGTAAGTCTGCCCATGAATCATTGGGCGCATTGACCAGCTTTTTTTCTGCCGCAGGAAAAGCAGAAGAAGGTATAGCAAAGGCTAAAGAGTTACAGGAAAACCCACCAGAAGATGTGGCGCAAGACAATCGCAGTGATTACGAGATTGTGATTGACATGATGGTGGCAGAAAGACAACTAAAGCAGTTCTATGTTGAGTTGCGAGAGATGTTTGTTTATCAATTCCAAGAACCCGGATTGTATGAAGAGTTTTGGAGTCGATTAGAGAAGTTGCGGTCTGATCGTAGGGCTAAAGAAACGGAAAAACGACTGCAACAAAAAGCAATACAAATGGCTGCAAAGCGCAAGAAAAGCCAACAGCTTGATATGATTTACCAAATCATTGCTGCTATTGTTATAGGCATTGTTATTTTTGCATTTGGCTACGGAATGTGGTGGATGCTTCAACAGAAAGGAAGTTTCTAATGTTGCCGTTACTTGCTCCGATTCTTTCTCAGCTTGCTGGCGCTGGTATGCAGAAGGTAGCTGATGCCGTCATGGACAAGGGTTTAGATGCCGTGGAAGACAAACTAGGCATTAAGCTAACGCCGAATGCTGATGGCGTCCTTGATCCTGCCAAACTTGCTGAAGTAGAAGCCGCCGCCATGAAACACAAAGAATTTATGGCTGAACTAGATCAAAAAGATAGAGATTCAGCAAGAGCAAACCGACTAGCAATCGTGACAAACAAGGATATTCCTTGGTGGGAAAAGGCTGTTATGCCATTCCTTGCTGTGTTTACGGTTGTGGCAACCTTTACCCTTGTGGGCATTCTCTGCTTTGTGGAGATTGCTGATTCTCAAGAGCGTATTGTGATCTTCGTGCTTGGGTTTGTGACTGCGGTAGCTGGTCAAGTGTTGAGCTTTTACTTTGGATCGTCGCAAGGTTCCAAAGATAAAACAGAGGCGTTGACAAAATGAAACTGTCTGAGCATTTCACGCTAGAAGAGTTGACGGTAAGCGAAACCGCAGCACGGAAAGGCTTGAATAACACGCCAGATAATGATGCCTTGTTTGACCTAAAGCGGTTGGCTTTGTTTTTAGAAGATGTAAGAACAGCGGTTGGCAAGGGCGTGCGCATTAACTCGGCGTATCGTGCGCCAGAGGTGAATGCAAGCGTTGGTGGTAGCAAGACAAGCCAGCATTGCAAAGGACAGGCAGCAGATATTCGGGTTGCTGGCATGACGCCTGATCAAATCTGTCAGGCAATCATTGCAGCTAAGTTGCCTTTTGATCAAGTGATCAGAGAGTTTGATAGCTGGACGCACGTTAGCATTGCCCCTGAAGGCAAGCAGCCTCGCAAGATGGCGCTGATTATTGATAAAAAAGGAACCCGTCCTTATGCCCCGAAAAAATCCTAGTTTGTCGATAGGCAGGGGCGAGAAGCTACCTGTTAGCAAGGGTGCTGGCCTGACTGCAAAAGGCAGAGCCAAACTTAACCGTGAGACTGGCAGCAATCTAAAGCCCCCTGCGCCGAATCCAAGGACTAAGAAGGATGCAGGCCGCAAGGCTAGTTTCTGTGCGCGTATGGCTGGTGTAGTGCGTAAGGCTAAAGGGCCAGCTACACGGGCAAAGGCGTCACTAAGAAGGTGGAACTGCCGATGAGTCATCCAGCACAAATAGACTTTGTTGCAAATCTGCGGTTTAAGTTTCCAGAATACTTTGTTGGCAAGAATGTGCTGGAAATAGGCAGTCTAAATATCAACGGTTCAATCAGACCATTCTTTGAGAAATGCACCTATGTTGGGGTTGATCTTGGCGAGGGAGCCGACGTTGATGTGGTGGCTAGAGGGGAAGACCTCACCTATGAAGATGGTGCTTTCGACGTTGTGGCAAGCTGTGAGTGTTTTGAGCATAACCCTGAGTGGGTGGCGACGCTAAAAAATATGATCAGGATGGCGTCAGGTTTGGTATTCTTTAGCTGCGCTACCACTGGACGCAAAGAACACGGTACACGCAGGACTAGCCCACAAGATGCGCCATTCTGCGGTGACTACTACGCCAATCTAACTGAAGAAGATGTGCGGCGGGAAATAGATTTAAGCGTGTTCAAGCGGTATGAGTTCAGCACTAACTCAGATTGCCATGACCTTTACTTTTGGGGGATCAAATGAAGACAGGACTATACGCAAACATCAATGCTAAACAGGAAAGAATCAAAGCGGGAAGTGGTGAGCGCATGAGAAAGCCGGGAAGTAAAGGTGCGCCCACCGATGCTGCATTCCGCAAGTCTGCCAAGACTGCACGCAAGACTAAGAGATAAGTTCTGCTGGCCTAGCCTTCCCTTCTAGGCTTTCCCCCGCCTTCCTCTGGCGGGGGTTTTTTACTCACTACCCATCAAGCCGCCTTCAAACAGGTACGTTCCCATGTGACCCATTTGGCACCAAGGCGCTGCATAAATCTTGCCGCCAATTTTGCGCCACTGGTGACAAAAGAAGTAATCCTCTGACAACAAGCGTTTGCTCTTTGGATCAATGGGATCAAGGAAGAAAGCGTAGATTTCCTGCCCTGCCAAGTGTGTCATGTCGCTAACGTAAGTGTCTGTGTGAGGCTTCAATTGCTCAAAGACATCACGCTTGACCAGCATGAAGCCTGTGCCAAGGGCTGATACCTCACACGGCTGATCTACTGGCACGGTGATGGAAGATTCGCCTTCCAGAAGATTAACTACGAAGCTGCCTGTGTGGTTGTGCAAGTTGTCTTTGCCATCCAGCACAGCTTGTTTAACCATATCCCAATTGATTTCCTTCTTTGGATAGATTCCACCTATGACATCAACATCGGCTTCAAGCATTTTGACTGCATCTTCTGCCCGAAACTTGATGTCAGCGTCAATCCAAAGTAGGTAATCAGCATCACCTTGCAGGAATTGGTGCGCCATATTGCAACGTGCGCGAGTAATCAGGCTTTCATTAAACATGAAGGAGCAAGAAGTCTTGTAACCTTTGCTACCTAGCACGCCAATCAAGTTAATCAACGACTGAACAAATACACCTGTGCATTGCCCGCCATACATAGGTGTTGCAATAAAGATATGTTTCTGCTTTTCCATGTGATCTCCGTAAGGGTGGGGCGTGCCACAGTGACGCTGCGCCCCGCAACGCTCCTAACTACCTTCAGGCGAAGGTTCATCCTGTGGCTGATGGGGGGTTAATTCGTTACCTAACAGAGTCAGCAAGTCGGAAAGTCGGAGCATGGCTAAAGACTTATTGCCATCCTCGCGCATGATTACAAGGGGTATTTGACCTATCTCGCAAGCCTTCTCTGCTTGCTCCATAAAATCATACACTGCAATCTTGCGTCTGCGTTTGCATTCAATGAGATATTTGCCAAGGATTAAGTCACCTTCATCGGACACCTGATACTGCTTTAGGTTCCGTCGAATGCGTATGCCTAGTTGATCAAATATTGCATTGGCGACTTCACGTTCATAGCTTGCGCCACGCTGCCTGTTAAGTTTGCTCATGGTGGGGGTGGGGTACTCGCTGCGTCTGGCTCTATCCTTGACGATTTGTTAATCATCAAACCAGCATCCGCTTTCCCCCAAAAGAGTTAATAACAGTTGGTCTGACAACTGGAGCCGTAGCAGCAGGTTGTACAAGTAACACACCTACCTTGATCGCAGTAGGTATTGTAGGTGCAGCTTGCCCAAACCAGTGGTGCGGTAACGGCTAACCAGAGCGCTATCAAATATTTCATGTGACCTCCATCAGAAGGGAATATCAGAATCATCTTTCCGCTTGCTAGGGAAAGGGTTGACATTGCCGGGGCCGGTACTCTCAGGTGGCACCCAAGTATCTTCTTTGATCGAAATTAGCGCACCCCCTTTCGTGTCCTTAGTCCATGCTGCCAGCTTGATTGTGTCACCCGGAGCGTAGTGTTCAGATACCTTAAGTTCACCACGCCAGTCAGGACTACTAGGCGACTTCTTGTTACGGTTGCTCAGTAGTACCCCTGTACCCATCTTGCGTTCAATGTCTGGTCGATCCATGTTGCTTCTCCTTAACTAATGAATAACGTGCTATCTCTTTCCTGCCAACACGCACCGTTTGCGTCACGATGGTGTGTCCATCTTTCCTAAGTTCTTCAATGCGTGCCGCCAGCCGTAGCACGCCGTACAGTCTTAGGCTATCAAGGGCTGTAATGCCATCACCTTGCTGCAAGTGATCGAGGATCATGGCTGATTGCCCCTTGCCGCTGGCTGGCTTCAACCCTTTTTTATCTGCTGATCGCAATCCTCCTTCGCCCTTTTCACGCCCTTAGTCCATACCTCGAACAGCACTGGCTTCTCAGCTTCAATCATGCCAAGCACAAAGTCATTAGCGCCTTCTAGTGCTGTGATCTTTGCCAGCTTCTCGGCAGCGTTTAGCTTCCCGCTTGCCATGATGCTTGTGACCATATCCAAGTAGCCGTTGACAAACTCATCGTCGTTGGCATGGTAGGCATAGGCTTCAATCTTTCCCGGCACCATGAAAGCCACGCCCGTAGTGAGCTTTGGTGGTGGTGCAGGTACTTCGATGGGTGCCACTGCTTCGGGTACGATCAACGGGTTTTTACGCGCTTCCGGGATGGTTTCAACTTCAGTTTCATCAAGCATTCCGAGTCCACAATGTGCAAGAACCGACCTGCGTATTGCTTTCGTAGTCGCTTTAAGGATGGCATTAGCCAATCTCTCGCCGACAAGGGTTGAAACATCCACTGCGCCTTGATTTTCTGAAACTCTACCGTCAGCGCCCGTGCATCGGACGGAGACAATGTAAATTCCATCCACACGTTCCCGATGCGTAATCTGAGTGGAAAGTTTGTGGAGCGCACAAAGCTGTTGAGTAGCTCCTGCGTTCGCGTAAAGGATTTGTTTTCCATTGAGTGTTAGCAAGTCAAAGGGTTTAGCGGCTGGATCAAGACCAACTTGGCGGCAGCGATACAAGTAATACTCTTTCTTCTGATCCTCGTTCAGTCCAGATAAGTCACCACGCAACACAATGGATGATTGGATAGCAGGATCAAGTACGGCGATTGCCGCCTCCCCTGCCATGTTGACTACGTTACTCATTTGACACCTCCAAGTCCGCATACGTTTCTAATAAGTCAGCCATATCAATCTGGATAATGTGCAGCATTCCAGCGATTGCTCTCGGTATTTGCTCTTCATAATCAAAGTTATCGCCTTGTAGCAAAGACTCTACGTTGTCATCCAAAACTTTGGAGGCATACATATTCATAATGCTTTTCATTCCTGCTACTGCCTGCTGATACCTGCGCACTTCCCGAATGACAGGTTTTGCGCCGTGTGCCTGCCTTCGTTTTAAAATACTATCCAGCGCTTCTTTTGCACTTGGCGACTTCTCAATCAATGCTTCTGTCATTGCTTCTAAGCGTTTTAATTCATCCATGTCAGCCTCACTTCAAAAGAAAACGGCGGGAACCCGGTTGCTCGACCACAAACTTGTCATACATCTCTGGCATGGCATTGCGGAACAAGTCTTTAGAAAAAGATTTAGTCGATTTGCTGGCCTTCCAAGTGGCTAGGATTCGCCCGTCATAGGTAGCCAGTTGGCTGGCTTCCATCATGTAGCCTTGCACTTTGGCAGCTAGGGCATCTTCCTGCGCTTCTAATGCTTTGCGCTGTTCTTTGACGATCTTCAGCATCTCGCAAATGTTTTCCAATTCCTGATTGGCTAACAGGCTGTTGCCATTGTCTTCCTTATAGACAATCTTGGCAGCATCACCCATCGTTTCAGGGTCAAAGTTTCTAGCCTTGATGCGCCCCCAAAACTGTGCCATCTCTCTGGCGTGTAAATCCCAATGTTCCTCTGAGAAATGTTGTGGATAGTGGCAGATTTCCTGACCGCCAAAGCAGACCACTAAGACTACGTTAGGGATACGGTGGACTAAGGATTCATGCAGGCATTGCACGCGATAGCCTGTGTCAATGTCAGTTGTACCATCATCGCCGTACTTCTTGCGCTGGTGGATACCGAGATTCTTGACCTCATAGAGTGTCTGCCCATCCTCTGAAATGTAATCAAAGTGTGAGGCAAGAAAGCTATGTTGCGGGTGGTACAGGGAGTAGTCAGCATCTTTGAAATTGATGCGTTGTCTGCGTGCAAACTCTTTCATAATGGGTTCTTGCATCACTAAACCCATTTGCACAGCTTCTACGTTGGATAAGTCATCTAAAGGTTTGACGCCAATCTTCTCAGCGTAAACCTCACCGCTTCTACCTTCAACAAAACGGCGTGCATCGTTAGACCACAATGCGTTATTACGCACTTCGGGTGAAAAGTCACTCATATTTAGCCCCAGTTAGTTTTCGTCCTGATCCCACAATAAGACTGATAGCAACAGGACAATAATTGCTACTAGCCCACCAGCACCCACTAAAGCAGCACCGATAAAAGTTATGATTTGAAAGGTGTTCAAGCGTTCTTTTCCTTCAGCTTGGCTTCGATTATTCGCGCAACCTCAATCGGATGTGAGGCCCACTGTGCCGCGCACAAATCCATGATCTCGTCATCCGTAAGCCCTTGCCATTCGCGTTCAGGCTGCGCTATTCGGGTGCGGAGCATTTTGACTAAGTTATTTTCAAGGGTGGTAACGTCTTCAGCTTCTTCTAAAAACAATTCAAACACTTCTAATAGCTGCTGCGCTTCCTCGCGGGTTAGTGTGATGGTCATAGCCACCCTTTCCAAATAACAAAGACCATCCAACCAATAGCGTTGATAACATACAGACACGCCGCAAAAAGAAGCCATTTATCCATCATGGCGCACCTCTTTCCCTGACTAACAATGCAGCGGCTAATGTGCCATAGCCATCAATGCCAGCTTGCTCAACCACTTTGGCACATTCCTCTCGCTCTAAGGCTGCAATTAGGTTGGCAAAGCGTTCGAGTTTATCTGCCCACACTGACCCGTAATGCTGATCGTCAAGACAGTCTGTTTCCCTCGCCATCCTCATGATGTCATCTCTCGTCATAGTTTCCTCTGGCAAGTAAACGCCTGAATGTCCACCCTGAAGGCCGCAGCAAACCTGCAATCAGCGGCT